ATGCAACCAAGTATTATCTGAAGAATTAGTGTATTTGGCTTTATTTCTTTGATTTTTTGTCAATTATTTAACAGGAAACCCCATGTTTGAAGCATTTGTACTGATTTGTTTGGCAGGAAAGCCTACAATGCACCCTAATTGTGAAGAATTGATGGATACACGAGGGCCATACATGACCCACGATCAGTGTTTAGCACGAGTTTACGAGATAAAACAGGATTTACCTTCGTATAAACCCAACATGGAAGCACGAGCATACCGTTGTGACAAATTTACTCCCCAAACAGAGAAGCAAAGAACGTGAAATAAGTCCTCAACAAGAGGAGTTCCTTGAAAATCTCTTTGAAAATGGTGGCAATGTAACTGATGCAGCCCTAAAAGCAGGATATGCAAAGGGATCAGTGACGTGGCTACGCAATAGTTTAGCAGATGAGATAATTAGACGCACACAAAACGTGTTGTCCATGAACGCATTTAAGGCTGCGACACGCCTTGTAACGACAATAGACAACCCAGTACCTGAAAGAGGAGACGATCTACGCTTCAGGGCTGCAGAATCGCTTTTAAATAGGGTCGGACTGGGTAAACAAGAAACAACTAACGTAAATGTGCAGGCTGTACACGGTATTGTCCTGTTGCCACCCAAGAAAGACGTAGTAATTGATGGAAATTGAGTGGTGGCAAGCACTCTTAGTCACAATGGTATCGATTAACACAACAATCAACCTTATTGTGTTCTTCAAGGGTAGGAAAGTATTTAAAAAGGGAACAAACAATGACTAAATTCGCAAACGATCCTCAAACAGCAACGTCTTATTCCTTAAAAGCAAAAAAGAAAAGACAAGAAAAAAAAGAAAAGATGGATAAGCTTGCATCAGATGTAACGTATTACGGTGCAGGTGCAATCGGTGGTCTTGGTGGTATGGGAATTGCTATGGCTACTGAAAGTGGTGGCACTAAAGGCAAAAAGCCAAAGAACGTATCTGGAATAATGAAAGATTATTTCAATTCAAAGAATAAACCAAAGTATCAAGCACCTAAAGTCGGAGTGTCAAGAAAAGAACTTGGCATTAAAGGTGGAGCAGGACCTACAGGTAAACGTTTTAAAAGAATCTAATGACAGATGCACCCAAGCGTGGTCGCCCAAAGAAAGACCCTAACGCTCCCAAACAAAGATATAACTATTCCTCTGCAGTCAAAGCTCGTAAGCAAACACAACGCAGACTTACTGAAGCAAAGAAACGAGCAGCAAAGGTAACAAAGCAAGCAGAAAGTAAAAGACGCTATGCCAGAAAACTCGAAGAAAAAATCACGAAAGTCGACAAAGCACTCAATCAAGACACGACTGCTGTTATCGATAAAACGGATCTGCAAGAGTTGCCAGACGTTGTTGAGCAACTGGTGGATGGGCGTGAAATTATTTTTCAGCCAAACGAAGGTCCTCAAGAAGAGTTTCTTTCCTCAAGTGAAAGAGATGTTTTGTACGGTGGCTCAGCAGGTGGGGGAAAAAGCTTTGCACTTCTCGCAGACCCTCTTAGGTATTGCCACAATAGCAATCATCGTGGGCTTCTTCTTAGGCGTACTCTGGATGAGCTAACAGAACTTATTGACAAGTCACGTCAACTATACCCCAAAGCTTTCCCCGGTGCAAAGTTCAGGGAATCAAAGTCAACGTGGCACTTTCCGTCAGGTGCAACAATTTGGTTTACGTATCTTGACAAAGACAAAGACGTAACACGATTTCAGGGTCAGTCGTTTAACTGGATAGGCATTGATGAGATAACCCAATATCCCTCGCCTTACGTTTGGGATTATCTCCGTTCACGACTAAGAGCAACTGATCCTGAACTGCAAAGTAATCTGTACATGCGTTGTACAGCGAACCCCGGAGGAGTCGGTGGTTGGTGGGTCAAGAAGATGTACATCGATCCATCAGAACACAACACAACTTTTCCTGCAGTAGATATTGAAACAGGCAAACCTTTCTTGTGGCCCAAAGGTCACGAAAAGGAAGGTGAGCCACTTTTTTATCGTAGGTTCATCCCTGCACGTTTGACCGACAATCCATACTTGTTGGCTGATGGACAATACGAAGCGATGTTAAGATCACTACCTGAAGTCGAGCGTAAGCGACTTCTTGAGGGTGACTGGGAAGTGACAGAGGGTGCAGCCTTCCCTGAATTTAGTAGGAGTAAACATGTTACACCGAGTTTCGAGCTTCCACCGAATTTCCCCAGAATACGTGCCGCTGACTATGGGTATGCGAGTCCTTCTTGTGTCCTGTGGGGTGCTATTGACTGGGATAACAATATATGGGTTTATCGTGAACTGTACGTAAAACAGTTGACAGCAGAGCAGTTGGCAGATAGAATACTACAAGTAGAACAAGAAGATCCGACACCACACTATACTGTGCTTGACTCATCATGTTGGAACAAGACAGGGTTCGGCCCATCAATAGCAGAGACGATGATGAGATGTGGTGTGCGTTGGATGCCATCAGACAGAAACAGACTGCAAGGTAAAATGGAAGTGCATCGTAGGCTTGCAGATGATCCAAGAACAGACGAACCTAGATTACGAATATTTCCGAACTGTGTCAATCTTATCAAACAGTTATCAGGCATACCTCTTAGCAAAACAAATGCAGAAGATGTGGACACAAAAGCAGAAGATCACGCATACGATGCTCTGCGATATATGTTAATGACAAGGATGACAGGATATGTGTCGATTCATAAAACGCTTGGTGGTATCAAGAATCAGGTCTATCAAATGCAAGACCAAACATTTGGGTATTAAATAAATGGCAATGAAAAAACCTGCAAAAGAAGTCTTAGACGATATAAAAGCTTTTGACGAGTTCAGAGCTTTAATATTTCCTGAAGGTGACATACCTGCAAGTGCAGAAGTGCAAGATAGAATACTATCAAAAAACAATACAATAAAAGACTCTATACTGGCAAACATTTTTGATAAAGGTGTGCCAGAAATACCAATACTAGAAAATCAAGAAGCAGTTAACGAAGGATACGTTAGCCAAAAAACTTTTGATTTTTATAAAAACAAATTTAAACCTTTATTTAGTAAAAAATTTGCAGAGGGTGCAAAGAAGATAACCACTGTATTAGGTAATACTAACAGAATAAAAAACAAAATACGCACAAGCTTCAAGGAATATGATAATCAAAATTTTTTAGAATTAAATTTTGATGAGGTAAATGATAAATTAAAAAGACTAGGAGCAGAACAAACAAGTCTTAGAACTGCTGCAATAGCACCCTTAGAGGTAAGTATAGATAACATAGGTAGTGGAAGTCCAAGTGTTGCAAAAATAAAAGACACTAAACTGCCTGAAGGAGAAATACCTACAAAAGGTGTGTTGAAAGCTATGTTAGCAGGTATAGGTGAAATACCTGATCTAAGTTTACGATATGCCGCCTTACTATCTATTCTAGGGTATAGAGGTGAAGATCTCATAAATATGAAAGTAGATAGGGAAGAAGCTGTAGGTGCAAGAACAGGATCTACTACCAGAGCTTACTACGATGCTGAAACAGGAACAATAGTTGCTCCTAAAAAACTAAGAGGTAGAGGTAAAAAAGGTTTACCACCTGATGCCACTCCCGGACCTGTTTTCTCTCAGGTAATAAGAAAAGCACATGCTTTAGCTTTAGAAAAAAATACTTCAGCTATATTTGATGGCATAGCAACAACAGATATAACAGAAGCACTTAATACACATGTTTTCGATAAAATATCAGAGTCTGATATAGCAAAGATAGGAAGAAAATTAACTGACTATACAGACATGCGAAGAATTATTGCTGCTGTCATAGCAAATGAATTTGATCAGGAAGGCATTGCTTCAGAAATAATCGGACACAAAAGTCCAGACAAAGTAGATAGTTCATTTGATAAAGTTTTAAGAGATCACTACGTAAGATTAAAAGATAAAAACATAGAAGCTCGTAAGGGTGCGTTGTTTGGATTTGAAGCCATGCTTGCAGAAGTGGCAGGTGTAAATGATTCTTTAAAATTAGGTAAGTTACTTAATCTTGAGTTACCTGAAAATGTAAAATCTGTTTACCCAACTAAAGAATCTTTTACCGTAGATGCAACACCTACGATAATTCCTACCTCTCCAGAAGAAGTAGAACAAGCTAAAAAGATTGCTGAAGCAAATACACAAGCTGTTATAGCACAAAAAGGTGCAGAGAAAGCAGCGTTTGATAAACAGGCTGCTAAAGATATTGTAGAGACACAAAGGTTAACAAAAGAAGCAGCCGAGAATGTTGACGAATTTGTTGCTAATCAATTAAAAGTAGAAGGTGCATTAGAAGCCAAAAAACAACAAGATAAAGAAGCAAAAGAAAAAGCGAGTAAAGAAGCAAAAGTACAAGCAGGTAAAGAGAATCTACAATCTATATTCGATGATTCTCCTGACATGGATACCACAAAAAAGATAAAAGTATCAGTTGACAACATAGACCCAGAGACAGGTAAAAAATTTACACCTGCGAAAGTGGCTGCACTAACTGCAGCAGGTACATTTTTTGTAACTTCATCTGCTCAAGCAGCAGAGTTTGTTCAAGACGTAGCGACTGAAACAGCACTTGAAGGCACGGCTGCAGCCCTGTTGAGATCTGCACCTAAAGCTGTTGCTAGGGTAGGTCCTACTGCATTTACAGCAGCGGTTGTGCCAACAACTGACACGAACGTAACAGAATTACAATCTCTCGCTAGACAAAATGTAGAGTCAAGGTTTTTTACAGATCCTAGTATGACAGCTAGACCAATATACAGAGATGATCCCAGACTTTCAGATACTGATTTGTTCCGTAAAAGTGCATTACCATCATCAGACATAGGTAAAAGAGCTAGAAGATTAGAAACTAAAAGACGTGATGTAGCTCCACCAGTTAAATACGATCCTAACAAATTAGCAGCTTTAATGTCTCAAGGACAACGAGACATAACTCCGGGGTTCGTTACCCCACCAAATAGATCTGAATTAAAAGACATAACAGATCAACAACTTAAATCCAATAACTTTTTAGGGAGATAAAAATGGCAGAAAATCTTAATCAAGGTGCAGCCTACATTATGGGTTCAGACAAAGTATCAGTTGATGATGCTCAAGGTTCTAATAACCTATATAGAGAGGGTCTTGAATTTACAATGGAAGTAAACCAAGATGCGTTGCAAGTTGACATGCCAAAGAAGCAAACTAAACCTACAGTAGAAGCTTCTTTGTTTGCGATGGCTGAACAAAGAGACTACTAATAACACATAGGTAAATCATGGCTGATGAAAATTTTCTTCAACCTGCCGATGATACACAAGTTCCTGTACAAAGTCCAGAAGAGCAAATGCCCGGACTTGCAGGATTTATCAAACGCAAATTTGAAGATTCAGAGAATGGCAGACGCAGTTATGAACTACGTTGGTTACAAGCTTTTAAAAACTACAGAGGTATTTACGATTCTACCACTCAGTATCGTGACTCTGAAAGATCAAAAGTATTTATAAAAATAACCAAGACAAAGGTTCTTGCTGCGTATGGGCAAATAATTGACATACTTTTTTCTAACAAAAAGTTTCCGATCGTTGTTGAACCCACTCCTATACCAGAAGGTATAGCAGAGTTTGCTCATCAAACAACACCTTTAGATCAAATAGTTCAACAAGATCCGTTTGGGTTTAAAGGTGATGGAAGAGAGTTACCCCCCGGTGCAACTCAAGCAACACAAGGATTAGACTTTCTAGGTGGATTGCAAGGCAGATATGCTAATGCCAATTTATCCCCCGGACCTTCTATTGGTGGCGAACCTCAAATAAGTCCTGCACAAAAAGCAGCGCTTAATTTAGAAAAACTAATACACGATCAACTAACAGATACAGATGCTGTTACCGTTCTACGTAACGCAATATTTGAGTCTTGTATGTTGGGAACAGGTATAGTCAAAGGTCCATTTAACTCTTACAAACGTATTCATAAGTGGGAAGAAGATATGAACGGAGAAAAAACATATGCTCCGTACGAAAAATTAGTACCGAGAATAGAATACGTATCTCTGTGGGATTTTCATCCTGATCCATCAGCAACAAGCATAGAAGATTGTGAATATGTTATACAAAGACATCGTATGAATAGACAACAACTTCGTGCGTTGATTAACAGACCATACTTTTATAAAGATGCCATTGAAGAGTGTCTTGCAAAAGGTCCTAACTATGAGGACAAATACTACGAGGATACCATCCGTGAGGATGATACCGAACCATATTTCCAAGAGAACAGATTTGAAGTTCTTGAGTATTGGGGTGTGATAGACAAGAAACATGCTGATGAAGTAGGCATGCAAGATATACAAGACGTATCTGAATTAGATCAAGTGCAAGTGAATGTTTGGGTATGTGGTGGTATGATAATCAGATGTGTGATGAATCCATTCATGCCTGCACGATTACCTTTCCAAGCGTTTCCATACGAAACAAACCCATATCAGTTATGGGGTGTGGGTGTCGCAGAGAACATGGAATACTCACAGAAGTTGATGAATGGTCATTACCGTATGGCTATTGATAACTTAGCACTTGCAGGTAATCTTGTGTTTGATATAGATGAAGCTAGTTTAGTACCCGGTCAAAACATGGATATATTCCCCGGTAAGATATTTAGACGACAGTCTGGTGTAACTGGCACAGCAATCAACGGATTAAAGTTTCCAAATACTGCACCTGAGAACATACAAATGTATCAGATATCACGGCAACTTGCAGATGAAGATACAGGCATACCATCCATACTACACGGACAAACAGGTGTGACTGGTACTGGTAGAACTGCATCAGGTCTGTCTATGTTACTTGGTGGTGCAAGTCTATCACTAAAAACAGTTATAAAGAATATAGATGATCATTTATTAAAACCAATGGGGGAAGCGTATTTTCAATGGAACATGCAGTTTACTGACAATGTGCCAGAGATAGAAGGGGATCTTGAAATTAAACCTCGTGGCACTGCAGCAGTGATGCAAAAAGAAGTACGCAGTCAAAGATTAACAACTCTATTACAAACAGCGAGTAATCCAACTCTTGCACCTTTTATAAAGATACCAAATCTTATGAGAGAACTTGCAATAGCACAAGACATAGATCCAGATAGTCTGGTAAACGATGTGAGTGAAGCACAGATATTTGCTGAAATATTGAAAGGACTTGTAAATGCTCAACAAGAAGCAAGCCAACAACCTCAATCCCCTGATCAACAACGAGAAGGCATGGAACAGTCTGGAGGAGTACCTGCAGGAGCTAACCCAGATGACGCTTCAGGCGTTGGTGGCGGCACGATCGGAGTTGGAGGTGTTCCAACTGCAGGGGAAACTGGGTTTACTGGAACAGATCAAGAAACTAAAGAATGATCATAGAGCAGTGGTGCAGATGAAAGATAATTAATGTCTGAATTTTTAAATGACTATTTTCAAAATAGGTTTTTTAACATAGGGGTAAAAGAAGTTCTTGACAAAGACTTGATTGATCCTTTGTTAGCACCTCTGACACCATTTGCTAATCCTTTTGCTGAACGCAAGAAACCTTCGTTTCCTGTGCCGTCAGATTTTAGAAGAGTAGTTGAACCCACAGTAGAAATGGATACTACACCCATTGACGTAGGGGGAGACAGTAGTGATGATTTTTACAGTCCGGGATATGATCCAACTACAGGTGAAAGAAGAGAAGAACCTAGTGTAGAACCCATAGATCCAAAAGGAGGTATGGCTTCATTAGTTGTTGAAGAAAAAGTACCTGACACAGGTATAAAAGGATTAATAACTGCTGCTGTTGAAAAAGAATTAGGGTTTCCCACAGAGTTCAGTCCTATAACAGGCACAGAAAGAGTGTCTGATATATCAGGAGCTATGGGTAATATACCTATGGGTATGACAACTTTGGGTAGTTTAACTGCGTTAGGATCAGAGTTAAATAAAAAAAATCTTTCTGAAATAGCAACAAGGGCAGCATTAGGACAACAAGGTTATGCTGTGGGCATGTTTGAAAATCAGATAATAGGCACGAAACCTAACGTTCCTATACCTCAAGGTAGTCCTGTCGTTCCTAATGCATTACAAAATAAAGTTGTAAAACAATTACAAGAGCTAGGAGAACAGGGAAAAGGTGCAGGAGTTCTTGGCAAAGCCTATGAGCAGTATGTAGGTCGAGGTGGTAGGTTCGACATGAGCAGAGCCGTTACTCCTGAAATGATAGCTTATGAAAGTGTGGTAAAGGGTTTAAAAGTAGATGATGATCTAAAAGCAAAGTTATTAGGGTACGGAACTAGAGTTCCTGATGTTTTTCAACCTCGTAATTATTATACTATAACACCTTACGAGCAAGTGCAAAAAGATATAGAACAAACTGCAAAAAATAGAGCAGGGGATGTAGATTCAGGTTTCACGGATGTTTCTGCTCCTAGTATAGGTCTTGAAGGAGATATAGACGCACAACAAAGTCAAGTAAATCCTATGGGTATAAATTTAGGAATTAATATGTCCAACATATCAGGAGTTCCAACTGGGGTTAATGTTCCAGATTACACTGATGATGGAGGAGGTTCTGATCCTAGCGATCCCTCAAGCACGGATACAGGCAGTGTATCTGAAGGTGGTTATGGTGGTGTAGGTTTTACTGCATACGGTGGCAAGATAGGAATGTTTGGTGGTGGTTTTGCATCAAAGGTGGCAAAGATAAAAGGCGTTGGTCTTATAAAACCTGAACAAACTTTTCTTGACACAGACATGGTAAGAGATAGATTTGAATTTGATGCAGTAAACGGTGACTACATTATTAACGGCCCTTCTTCTGATGTAATGCAACCTCAAATCGCTGCTCTAATAGACTACGGAATAAATCAATTAAAAAAAGAAGGGGTTGACATTCGTGTAGGAAATTCTAAAATAAAAGATGAGAACAAAGTTCCCTTGATAGTTGCTTCTTCAGAAACATATATACCTCGTGTCATAGCTGAAAAAATAGGTTATCCAATATTAGAAGCAATAAATAACATTGGTAAACCTGAAGTAAAGAGATTATCAGAAAAATTAAAAGATCAACCTACAGACAAAGGCAAGTATCAAGCACAAGAAGGTATGCTTGTAAAAAATCCTGAACAAGGGTTTTTATTTCGTAGACCTGATTTAAAAGTTACAGGTCCTAATGTAGACAGGATTGAAGAAGGATTTGTTCCGGGAATATCTGATAATCCACCTGCAATGAATTTAGATCAACAAACATTTTTTGATGATTATGAATTTGGTGATATTAAAAAAGCAATTAAGAAAACAGAAATACAAGGGTTTGAAAAGTATCCTTACATATTTACAGGAGTAAAAGCAAAAAAGGGCAAAAGTAGTTCAGCTTTCGGCCCAATGCAAATAACAAAAGCTCTTATAGAAGATTTTGAAAAAAGAAGTCCAGATTACAAAACTCTTAGTAAAGAAGAAAAGAATTATCTTAAAGCTTTAAAAATACAAGGCGAGGATAAAATAAACCAAGAATTGTATGGAACTGTTTTTCGTGGCCCTGAAGAGTTAAGAAAAAAAGTAGACGCAAGAAAAATATACGGTAAAAAAGCAAAGGGATTAAAGCCTTATGGAAGAGGTACTATAGACCCAAAGCTACATGAAAAATATTACGATAAAATTGCTGATGTAATACTTCTCCATAAATTAGGTGATCATGATAATATAGAAGATTTTCTTGCATCTTATGGAGAAGGTGCAGACTATGCAGATAAAGTTTTAAATGATTTATTGGACATTATACAAATAAAATAATGTTTAAATAAAATTCGTCAGCTACCCAGTATTCTATTGGCCCTGACAAACCGAAGCAGCTACCCACAGCCAGTGGCACTGCGTAAATGAGGTAAAAACTATGGCAAAACAACCAGTTCGTGGCGTAAGAGCCAACAAACCAAATGACTCCGATGGAGTCGTAAACAATCCTAGCCTTTATCGTGGCAAATACAGAGACGATGTATACAAAGACGATGAGGAAGAACAAGTTCAAGACCCCACAGAAGAGGTGGCTACTCAAGAACAAGAACAGCAGGAAGAAACTTTCGTATCTGCAAAGAAAGAAGAGACTGCTCCAGAGCATGATTACAAGAAACGGTATGATGATCTGAAGCGTCACTACGATCAAAAGATACAGGAGTTCAAGACAGAGAAACAAGAGTTAGAAAGTGCAATACAACAATCTAATGTAAACGTTCCTCTACCGAAAACTCCAGAAGAACTCGAAAAGTTTAGACAAGAATATCCTGATGTCTACGATGTTATGGAGACTATAGCTTCAGAGAAAGCTAATCAACAAGCTCAAGGACTTCAAGAAGAACTTAAAACTTTAAGAGATCGTGAGAAAGAAAATTTGGTTAAGGTAGCTTATCGTGAACTCAAGACTTTACATCCTGACTTTGAAGAAATAAAAACGGATGAAAAGTTCTTACAATGGCTAGAAGAACAACCAAATACCATCAGTGATGGTGTGTTGAAAAACAACACAAATGCTCGACTAGCTGCAAGGGTTATTGATCTTTATAAAGCAGACATGGGGATCACAACCAAAAAACAGAGCAAAAAACCAGACGTTTCTGCTGCAATGTCTGTCACACCTCCAAGAGCAAAGGAGATAAAGACAGACACTAATGCAAACAAAAAAGTTTGGAAAGGCTCAGACATCGCCAAAATGAAACCGTGGGAGTTTGAGAAGCTAGAAGCTGATATAGACTTAGCACGGCAAGAAGGGCGAATTGATATGAACAGCTAAAACCTCAAAAAAGGAGAGAGAAAATGGCTTTCGGAACTGCTGCAGGATACGGAAATTTACCTTCTGGTAATTTCGCTCCTCAGATATTTAGCCAAAAAGTTCTCAAATTCTTCAGACGT